TTTGACGAAGATAGAGGTTATATTTTCTCCTATGCAGCAACAGGATTATCAATTAGCACAACTCCTAAAACTGCTTTTTTAATCAGACTTGCACCTAGTGTATCAAATGCAATCATAGGAGATTTAGGCGAACGGGAATTATTAAACAGAGCACAAATGCTGTTGAAATCTATAGAAGTAACATCAGATACAGGTTCGGGTGCTTTAATTGTTGAAGGTATCTTAAATCCAAACAATTATCCAACTAATCCTAATGATGTTGCTTGGTCAGCTTTAAGTAGTCAAGCTTTAGGCGGACAACCTAGTTTTGCTCAGGTTGCACCTGCAGGAGGTATAGATTGGGGGAATACAACTGCTTCAACGGTAACAATTTCAACCCTAGCATCGGACATAGACACTGGTTTTATCTACAACGGTTTGTATAGAGGAAATTATAACCCGTTGTATCTAAATAGTGGTCAAGTTCAAGCAAATCCAATAGCAGTTGGGTCTGTAATTTATTCACAAAATCCTGATAGATTCACAGATCCTAGCGAAATATTTACTGTAACGTCAGTTAATGACAATGGTACTTTTGGAGCTGAAATTTACTATCAATCAAGTTTAGGTAACAATCTTGCCCAAGGTAATCAGAACGGTGGTACTACATACAGATTTGTTTATAGGAATTACACAGGATTCACGAATAGGTTATTGTTTACGAAAGTTGATTTTGATAGTTCTAACGTTACAATAGGTACAAAGGTTTCTGCAACTGACACGAATTGGCCTGCAGGAACAGCAATATCAAATGTTAAATTACTTACTCTCGGAAGTGTAGAATTTTATGAAATTACATTTAATCAAACTTCTGTAGGTAATTTAACAGCTAGTCAAAATGTAATTTTTGAATTAGGTGCATCATCATTTGCTGAACCCGGTGAAACCGTCTTTTCTTTTATCACAAATCCAGGAAATAGTAGTTCATTAGATTTAGGAGAATTAAAAGAACTGACAAATACACCATTGGGAGGTAGGGGAACTTATCCAAATGGTCCTGACATTTTAGCTATAAATGTTACAAAGGTATCAGGAACAGCAATTAATTCTAGTATAATTTTACGTTGGGGCGAAGCGCAAGCCTAACCTATTATATATAGATCAGTTTTTGGATCACTAGTTGATACTTCGGTAATTGTTCCTGGTATGATAACTTCTAAACTATGCGGACTTAGAGGATGAAAATGTATAGTTTTTCCATCACCAATTTCGTGAACTTCTTGAGTTCCTGTTTTTGTATCTATAATCTTTAAAATAAAATTTCCAGAATTTACAAACCATGTTTTTGACGTTTTACTATGTAACATAGTTTGCGTTTTAAATCCTGCATTTTCAAAAATTAAGATTTTTGCTGAATAATTTTCATTGTTTGCCCAATGTAATTCTGTGTTTTCCATTTATCTATTGTCTAAATGAGTTATTAATTTTATAACAGTTTCTAATTTTGCCTGATTAATTTTTGTCCTAAGTGTATTACGAAGTCCTGGATGTAATGGTTTAGGCCATTTACAAAAGGAAACCCATGCATATCCGTCATGTTCGTCATTTAATTTGGGTATAAATTCATCATTTACAATGCACAGGTACGTATGAAATAAGAAATGGTCATCATTACTAACAAATATTTCTAAAGGTATACTTTTTACTATTTCAATATTTCCTATTTCTTCAACTATTTCTCTTTGCAAACCAGACCAAGGTGTTTCGTTATCTTCGTTAGTTCCACCAACTAAACCCCATAAATTGTTATTTTTACCTTTTGCACGATGTAAGAAAAGAAATTTATTTGTTGATTTCGCAAATATCAAAGCACCACTACATATTATTTCACGCATATGTATAGTTAGCTTAAAATGCTATACGCCACGTGCCAAATGGGTATTCACCTTCAAATGACAATACCCATTCTTTTTCTAAGAATTTATATTGGATATTTGTATTTAAATTTGTTGTGTATATTATATCACCAGTATGTTCATTTGCATCGAATACAACGTGCCAAGCACTTCCGTCCCATTCTATTATGTCGTTAGCGCCAGCAACAAAATCAGTTCCGTTGTTGTTTTTCCAAGCGTCAGGACCGTCTAAATTATCTATATTACCTATATTTTCATCTAATAAAAGTATTCGTAAACCAGGAAATTTTAAATTTGTAGGATTAGTTTTTGTAGGATCTATTATGTAGTCAATTTTTGTTTTATCTCCTAACGGACCATTGAGTATTGTATCACTTGGTAAAGTATCTAAATCCCAATTGATAGACAAACTAAATCCGTCTAATGGATTTATCGTTACACTACCTACAATATCCGTATTGAGATCATTCCTGTATAAACGTAATTCAGATATGCCTGGAGTAAAGATTTCTGGATATGCTTTAAAGTACTCTTCCCATGATACAGATCCTATTTGATTTTTATCAATTAATTTTGCAGTATTATTTAAAACAAACAAATCATAATTGCCAAAAGTAGTAGCTATAACAGAATCTGTATCAGGTTTCGATGCAGGCAAATGATCATAAATTTCTTCAGTTGTTCCGTCTTCATTTACTACAGTCTTATGCATTGAATCTGACTTGTACCTACCGTCGGCATAGGCTAGCAGTTCTGGCATCGTTTGATTAAGATCTACATTACCATAGGATTCGTTAAAAATACTTGTAATAACAGTATGGATAATCCCTAACTTTTTTACTTTTGCAGGTGGGGAAATATAAATCGGTGTACTAAATCCTAAAGTAGCAATATCTATTTCCGTTTCTGTGCTTGTTCCTATTGATCTACTGCTGAATGTTACTTGTTCTAAATTTACAACGCTTAAACTTGTCCAATCAACAAAATTATCTGTAGTCTGAATTTCTAAACTTGGATTAAAAAGCATTAAAATTTGTTCGAGTATCTGTAGTTTTTGATCAGTGTTTGTTGACCATATATCTGCATTCACAGTTAAATTATAAGGTGTAGGCATAAGCCTCTCAACTGTATAATTTTTTCCTTGGAAATTTAGATATTCATTGTTATTTTCGTCAAATGCTCTCTCGCGGATATTAACTTTGCTAATAAAACTACTATCTGATAATCTACTTCTATCTAATTCTAAACCTGTGATATAAACACTCATTTTTGGCGCACCAACTAACTTTAATTCTGAATTATCTTTTAAGATAGAACCTACTTGCCTTGCCAAATCTCCGTAAACAACTGGTATTATTTTTATGTTTCCTTCTAAGTCTTTGTAACTAAAGTTACTCAACATACGGACTATTTGAGTTATATACCTTCTTATTTGTCCGTCATAAAAATGTTGCATATATGATCCTATTAAAGATTATCAGTTTTAGCCTTTAAAGCTTTGCTTACACTCTGGCGCTCAGGTATCGTTTCGCCAGCTACAGTCGTTGTATTTGTATTATTAATAAATGTGCCTTTTTGAGTGCTTCTATCATTTGTTTGGGTCATAGTCATTCTAACTGCATCTTCAATTTTTATCCATCTACGACCGTCGTATCTAAATAATCGATTTGGAATCATATCTGTCCTCAAAAAATAATCACCATTGACACTGCCCTCAGGAAAAATAACTCCATGACCAAAAATTTCTCCATTTGGGGCAATACCGTCACCTAATAAGTAACCAGTGTATCCGGTCCGTTCAGGAGTTTGCATAACCCTATCAGCTAATTCGTTAGCTGTGCTTGCATCTAATTCTGTCAAATCAGTTGTAACAAGTTCAACTTTGCCATCATCACCTGTCTGTAGGGTAAAAAAGTGTCCGGTCTCATATCCGCTTTTTTTCGCATCAGCTTCTGCTTGGGCTACAATTGCTTGATTTATTTCTAAATCTTTTGAGTAAGTTGATAATAAATCACGTAAACTTCCTGCAGCAGGTATTTCTTCATCCATTGGTAGATCTAATATATCTTTAAATTCTTGACTATCTACTATTTGTTTGCATTTTAATCTATAAAGATGTGGATACCATGTAGGACTGTAACCCTCACTTGCTCTGCTTACATCTTCTACTACGTAATAACTTTTCAATGCTACATGGAAATCATTCTTAGCATATTCGTCTTTCATGTGTGGTAATTCTATAACATCACCACTCATAATTTTCCTACCAAGAGTTTTAACAGAACTATTAATGTGTATAGTCATAAAAAGAGTGTCATTGTTTAAGAATAATCCAAATTGACTTAGATTAAAATCTATGTCTTGCACATTATA